AAATGACCCCTATTGGCAGTATGAAGATGCAGATTGTCCTACAGGAACTATATTCCGACAAGGATTTACAGAATCATCTGAATCGCCTGGTGTTTATATACAAAGTAATAGTCCACTAGCTGGAATTGTACCTTTGGGACAAGGTTTCGATTCTCCAGGCATTAGTCTGTTTAATAGTCCAAGTGATAGTCCTGCATTTGATTCTCCAGGCATTAGTCTGTTTAATAGTCCAAGTGATAGTCCATCATTTGGCTCGTCAGATTCTACAGATACAGGAGACACAGATGCGGGTGCTGGTGACGTTAATTATGGACAACCCGATAGTGGTGGTGGATATTAATTATGAGTGATAAACTAGACAAATTAAATAATGCACTAATGGTAAATGCTAAATCAACTGTACCTGTTAAGAAAGAAGTAAATCTTACTACAGATGCAGAAGAAGACTATAATATAGCTCGTGAGAATTTAAAAAAACTTTTAGATAAATCAGATGAGGCGTTAGACCACATGATGCAAGTAGCAGCAGAAGCTGAACATCCCAGGGCCTTTGAAGTATTAGCCGGTATGTTTAAAACATCCGCAGATATGACTACACAACTTGTTGAGTTACAAAAGAAACGTCATGAGCTTGATAAATTAAATAATGAACCGACACAATCGGGTGTGACAAACAATAACCTCTTTGTCGGTTCTACTACAGAACTTCAAAAAATGTTGACAAAGAGAAACAATAATGACTGACGGTTATAATGGAAACTCTCTAGTCAAGAGAGATGGTGTAACACATAATTATACCAAAGAAGAAATCACTGAATATCAAAAGTGTATGAGTGACCCTGTATACTTTGCTAAAAACTATGTTAAAGTAATTAATCTAGATAAGGGTTTAGTACCATTTGATTTATATCCTTATCAGGAAAAGATGTTTGAACACTTTAATAATAATCGATTTAGTGTTGTATTAGCTTGTCGTCAGAGTGGTAAATCTATCTCATCTGTTGTATATATCCTGTGGTATGTTTGTTTCCATCCTGAAAAAACAGTTGCCATACTGGCTAACAAAGGGGCAACGGCAAGAGAAATGTTAAGTCGTGTAACATTGGCTTTGGAAAACTTACCATTCTTTTTACAACCTGGCTGTCGAGTATTGAACAAAGGTTCATTAGAGTTTTCTAATAGTTCCAAGATAATAGCTTCTGCTACATCAGCTAGTTCTATTCGTGGTCAATCTGTTAACTTATTGTTCCTTGACGAGTTTGCTTTCGTAGAAAACGCTACTACTTTCTATACATCTACATATCCTGTAATATCATCGGGACAAGAAACTAAAGTTATTATTACTTCTACACCAAATGGTGTTGGTAATATGTTCTATAAAATATGGGAAGGTGCTGTTCAAAAAGCCAATGAGTTTGCTCACTTTAGAGTTGATTGGTGGGACGTTCCTGGCCGAGATGAAGAATGGAAAAAACAAACTATATCAAATACATCAGAGACACAATTCATACAAGAGTTTGGTAATCAATTTGTAGGAAGTGCTTCTACTCTGATTGCAGCTGACTGTTTACTTGGTCTTCAAGCTGGTAATCCTGTGAAAGTTGTTAGAGATGTTAAGATATATGAAGAGTCTAAACAAGACCATCAATACATAATGTTGGTTGATGTATCACAAGGAAGAGGCCAAGACTTTTCTACATTTACAATTATTGATATGACTTCACGTCCTTTCAAACAAGTAGCTACATTCAGAGATAATCTTATGTCTCCGTTACTATTTCCTGATATAATCGTACACACGGCTAACTATTATAATGAAGCCATAGTAGTTATCGAAAACAATGATGCAGGTCAGGTAGTATGTAATGGTGTGTATTATGATTTAGAATATGAGAATACATTCGTAGAGTCAGCTATAAAACGTGGTGGTATTGGTGTGACAATGACTAAAAAGATTAAACGAATGGGTTGTTCGAATATGAAAGATTTATTAGAACAAGGTGGACTAGAAATAAAAGACCCTGATACTATTCTAGAATTATCTACATTTGTTCCAAAGGGAAATAGTTTTGAAGCTGATTCAGGATTTAATGATGATATGGTAATGAATTTAGTTTTATTCTCATGGTTTGTATCTACAGAAGCCTTTGGTGATGTTGACGATACTACTCTACGAGAAATGTTATACAAAGATAAAGAGTCTATGCAAGACGATATGTTGGATTTCGGATTCCATAATGATGGTCGACCTGACGAATATATGGATATGATCGAACAACAAAGGGCTTGGGACGAATTGTAGAGATGTATATATTTATAAATACAAGAGTGAATATTCTTGTAATGTTTTAAACTTATTAATTATTAACTGAAATATAAAGAAAAGAGGTAAACTATGGGATTTTTAGTCTCTCCAGGCGTTGAAGTCAAAGAAATTGATTTGACCAACGTAATCCCTGCTGTGTCAACATCTATTGGTGGTTTCGCAGGGAGATTTAAGTGGGGCCCCGTTGGTGAACTAATCACAGTTAGTTCAGAAAACGACCTCGCTACAGTATTTGGTAAACCCGATGCGGGAACTGCTCAATCCTTTTTAACGGCTGCGAGCTTTCTTAAATACGGTAATACCTTAAAAATATCTCGTGTTGTGAACGATGTAAATGCTGTCGGACAAACAATATTACAGCTCGAGCTTCTTCATTTGCCATTAGTGGTACAGAAGATTCTCCTATTGGGTCAGCTAAAACACTATTAGCAGCTAACTTTGATAATAGTCCAACAACAGCTAACGTAACATCAGGCCCTAGACTAGATGCAGTTCATGTATTAGTAGTTGACGAAGATGGTGAAATTTCAGGAATCAAAAACAATGTTCTTGAAAAATACCAAGGATTATCTTTGGCATCTGACGCAACTAATGATGATGGTTCATCTAACTATTACTATGATGTAATTAACGAACAGTCACAGTTCATATTCATTAACAAACTCGGTGGGTTATATCCTGGCGCAGACCAACCTGTTGCTGAATACGAAAATGAGATTGATTCACCAGCACTTACAAATACTAGTAACACAGGCTTAACTAATGGAGCTAGTGATGTAGATGGCGGTATATTTACAGGTTCGTTCCAATTCGGTGCGGATGGTACTTTAGCAGCTGGTAACTATACGTCAGATACTCAAGGTCTAGGATTATTCTCGGACTCTGAAACTGTAGATGTAAACTTACTGTTTACAGAAGCTGGTCAGTTAGCTGACAGTGCT